TCCAAGACATTAGAGTTGTTGCATCAGTATGATAAAAGTCGAAGGTCATGATAACCTTTATAGAGACCCACAGACAGGGGCAATTGTAAACAAACAGTTGCCCCCTAAAAAGTCTGCGTCACAAACTATTTCAGCAATGAGGAGTGACATAAATACATTGAAGGAAGAACTATCTGACATCAAGCAACTTCTAAGAGAGATCGTAAAAAATGCCAGCAGTTAACGTCGCTAAATCAGACACCTTTGAAATTCAAAGGCAAAAAATCAATACTATTGGATCGCAGATCTTTGCTATCTCCGCTGGTGGCAGTGACCTATCGACTGGTATTCTAAAGTTAGGTGATGGAACCAAAGATGCTCCGTCGCTAGCATTTACCAACGATGCATCTCTTGGTTTCTTCAAGTCGAATCTTGGAGAATTGGCATTTGTTTCCACTAGCAAAAAAGTTTTTGGATTTGACGCATCCAGTCAAGTTGCATTTCAAGATTTCATTGTCAGAAAGAAAAGTCTAGAAACTACTGGTATTTCGATCTCAAATACTGGTGCTGGATATGATGAAGGAACCTACACAGATGTAACTTTTATTGGTGGCACAGGTTCTAATGGAGTTGCCACTATTGTTGTAACTGGTTTTGAAGGAAGTGTTACCGCAGATGGTGATGATTATAATCCAGGAGCATATACTGGAGTCATTCTCGAAGGAGGAACAGGATCAGGAGCAACTATCTCCTTCACTGCTAATACCACACTCGGTTCTATTACAGATGGGGGATCATCTCTCTCACCAGGAATTTATGCAAATGTTCCTCTAACAAATGTTTCTAGTAGCGGATCTGGCGCAGAAGCAACTGTTACTGTTACTGGAACTACTGACCTAACAATTGGTATCACCACAGCAGGATCTGGTCTAAGTGATGAAACTTACACAGACATTCCTCTGCTCAATACTCCAGATCAGACATTCGTCGTAACAGCTATTGCTAATCCTGGAACTCCTCCACCAGATAACGTATATTCAATTGATGGAACTCAGCAAGCAACACTTTCTGTTGTAGAAGGAAGAACATACTGGTTTGATACTAGTGATTCTAGTGTAGAAACTCATCCTCTTGGTTTTAGAGATGACAATGAAAATGAGTTGCCATCTACTTATTTTGATGTAACTCAGTATGGTGCTGCTGGTAATGCAGGATCTTTCACTCAGTTGGTAATTAAACCAGGCGCATCGGAGGCAGTTACAGGACTGACATACTATTGTTCTTCCCATGCAGGTATGGGTGGAACTATTAACTTGACTTCGGTTGGAGGTTCAACTAACTATGGAACTGGTGGATTGGCAACTGTTGTAGTTGCTACGAATGCAGTTTCTACCGTCACTGTAACTTCTGGTGGTTCTGGATATCAGCAAGGAGATTCTTTGACCCTTGCTGGTGTTACTGTTGGTGGTGACGGTGCTGTTCTATCTGGTGGTGTTGCTCTAACAGTTAGTGCTGCTACTTACAATGGTGTGGTAACTGATGTTACTGTTACTGACAATGGAACAGGATACGAGAATGGTGATGTCCTTTCTGCCAGCACTTCAGTCATTGGTGGAACAGGATCTAGTTTCCAATACACACTATCTCAAGATTCGGGAGCAATTTCTGCTGTAGCTTTCAGTGCATATGGTTCTGGATATACATCTGGAGATGTTCTCACACTCCCAGGTTCACTTACTGCAAGCACCACGGTTGCACTAGTAGATGCTCAACCTGTAATTACAGTTTCAAACTTAACATCTACTTCAATTCAAGTTGGTTATATAATCACAGGTGCAACAGGAATTCCAAGCGGAGCAGTTGTTACAGGAATTGATACTGATACCAATGCTATCACAATTAATGTTGATACTACTGGAACTGGAACTAGCAACGCAACATATACTCCACCTTGGGGAGCACAAACTGGTGCAACTGAATTCCAATACACTATTGGAAATGTCGGTCCAGTAAATTCAGTAACTGTTACTAATGGTGGTGCGGGTTATGACGTTGGAGATGTTCTGACTGTTGCTGCTGCCGAACTATCTGCATCTATTAATTATGCAGTTACTGTTGGTCTTGTTCAAACACTAACATTTAGCGGAACCGTCGCTGATAGTGCAATTAGTGTCGGAGATAATCTAAAGGTTCCTGATGGTGCTGTCACTTCAGTTACTCCAGCTGGTAATGCAGGAACTATTGATGGTGAATACACAGCTGTTGCTGCTACTGGTGGATCTGGTAGTGGAGCAACATTTGATGTAACCAGAGATTCTCTTGGAGCTATTTCTAGCGTAACTGCATCAGATGGTGGTGGTGGACTAGGATATGCAGTTGGCGACACTCTAACTATTGCTGGTGCTTTGGTTGGTGGTGCCGATATTACTCTAACCGTAGATGAAGTAACCGTATCAACTTTACTTCCTGTATATAAAGTAGCGTCAACTGGTGGAAATATTGACAGTGTTACTCTCCTTGCTGCTGGTCTTGCCGCAGCTGCTGTTCTTCAAAAAGATGGAACCAACAATACATACACAGTTGCTACCGCTACTGCAGACTCAAATGGATTCTTTTTGAATGGAGACTTTGCACCAGAGTTTACTATTTACGAAGGTAACACATATGTCTTTGATTATGCTTCTATTGTAGAAGAATATGACTTTGCTCTATCTGAATCTCCAGATGGATCTAATACCACAGTTACTGGTATTACTTCAGTTGCAACGCTAGGAAGCACTACTCTTACACTATCCAGCGTAGCGGGTATCATTCCAGGGATGGCAGTTTCAGTTACTGCTGGTGATGGAGCATTCCCGATTGGAACAGTAGTTGAATCCATTAATGGAAGTGATATTACTGTATCTGCTAACCCATCACTAGGTGGCGCTGTAACACTAACATTTACTGGATCAACATTCCTACAAGGTGTCACGACAGTCAATGGTGTTTTGACTCTTAGTGTAAATGCAAATACTCCAGATCTATATTACTTCTCACCACTCAACCCTGGATTTGGTGGCAATTCTCTTCTGACGTTCGATGCAAACAATCCAAAAGTATTCGGTGATGGAGCAGAGTTTACAGTAACTAGTGTTCTCACTGAAGATCTAATCAAGGGAGAAGTAGCATCAGGAAATCTGCTAGCAGAAAGTGCAACTATTACTACTGATCTCGATGCTGTAAACATTACTGCATCAGAATCAGTAACTGCGTTAACAGCAACACTAACTACCTTGAACGCAACAAACATTCAAGGTAGTATTATTAGTTTGTCATCTTCTCAGACTAATATCAATTCTGTTTTCAACTTTGGAAATGGTCAACTAACAATTGAATCTGCAACTGGAGATTTTACAACTGCAGGAGAACTCAAAACAACTGGTCAACTGAATGTAAATGATTCTCTGCTTGTAAATTCAAATGTAATTAGTGCAGCTGCTGGTCTTGATATTGAATTTGCACCACCAGTAAACCAAGTTGCAAAGGTTGATGCATCAACAGCATTTGGTATTGCTGCTGGTTCTGAAGCAGATAAACCTGTTACTGCATATAATGGTTACATCAGATTCAATACTGATAGTAATCAGTATGAAGGATATAGTGAAACAAATAGTTCTTGGTCTTCTCTTGGTGGTGTTCGTGACCTTGATGGAAACACTACTATTCTTGCTGAAGAGACTGTAGGTGCTGATGATAACACTCTATGGTTTATTCAAGACGGCACAAATACTCTCAAGTTTACTCCAAACTATGTTGAGTTTATCAATGTCAAGAAACTAAGATCACTGAATGTTAATGCTCCTGCCTTTGAAGAATGGAGAGCAAATACTAATGTAGATGTTGGTGATTATCTGAAGTATGGTAACGATGTTTATGAAGTTACTGGAGCAGGAACGACAGCAACATCTGGAAACGAACCAAATGATACTAGTGGCAATCCATTTATTAATGGAAGTGCGACTCTTGTATACAACACAACTGCTGTTGCTCCAATTACTATTGAAGAAACTTCAGAATTCAGAATTGCTCCACAAGGAGGAACTGATTTTGTAGTTAATGGAGAACTGAGACTCTCTGGCAATAAGTTCTCGTCAGATATTTCTGATATCGAAATTGCACCAAACTCTGGTCAAAAGGTATTCATCAACGCAACAACATCTCTTGTAATTCCTGTTGGCGATAATAATTCTAAGGGAAGTCCTGCTCAAGGTTCTATTAGATATAACACTGACGATACTACATTTGAAGGATACGATGGTGTTCAGTGGGGTTCTCTAGGAGGAGTTAAGGATATTGATGGAGACACTCTAATCAAACCAGAGAGTGTTCCAAACGCTGACGAAGATACTCTATTCTTCGTCAATGCAAATGCTGAGTCTATGAGACTCACTACAACTGAACTACAATTTGATGCTGTAAGCACTATTACTTCTCAGACATCAAATAGTTTGACTATTACTGCAGGAAGTTTGTTCTTGGGTAATAATGTAGATACAACACTAGACAATACATCATCAACTTCAACTTTCCTACATACATCTAAAGAATTCTTTGACATCGGTCTATCTGTTGGTCTAAATGTAGATCCTCTGTTGAGACTAAATGATAATGGTGATATTCTTTATAACCTAGGATTCGGAACAGGAACATTTAGTGGAGTAACTCTACTAGATACAGATCTAAGATCATTTGAACTAGCACATACTAGACAGTTTACTACCAAATATGATCTGACCAAAGGAACGATTGATCAAGGTGCAGCGGTTCTATATAATCCATCTACTGATGAAGCTGCAAAAGTTACTATTACTGCATACAATTCAAACAGCACACACAAAGAGGTTCTTGAATTCACTGTTATAGATAGAGGATCTGATATCTTCTATACAGAAATTGGTAATATCAAAACTGGTCAAGAAATTATCAGTGCTGAGTTTGACTTTAACGCTAGCGGTGAGGTTCGCGTTACCACAACTCTAGATTCTGCTTTAAACAATAACAACTTGGTCAATGTAACTGTGGTTTCGCAAATCATCAAAAAATAAGGGGTAGGCAATGGCAAACAATTTAGAAAATTTTGATTCTGTTGGAGGATTTTCTGTAGCAAATACAGAAATGATTAATGAGTTGAAAGATGTAAAGAACGTCAACTCATTAGAACTGAAAAATTCTTTCTATGCTAGCGATAGCAGTGCTTCTCATTATATTCTGAGAGGTTTGAATACTTCTATTCTTTCTGTTGATAATGTCAATACTCTAATTGAATTACCAAACAATACTATTAATTTTGTTGAGTCGCATATCATCGGTGTAAATGATACTGGCGCTGGGCACGTATCATTGAAATTGGATGCTGTAGTTTCTGTTGATTCTGCGGGAGCTAAAACATCATTCTCCACAATGGAAACTATCATCGAAGATAGTATTCCAGCAGATCAAACATGGACTATTGAACCTTTCACTGGTGGTGCTGCAAACAGATTTAGTTTTCAGACTACAAGGATTGGAACTACTCAGAATATCAAATGGATTGCATACGTTAAAGTAGTAAGTATTGCCTGGCAGTGATGCTAAATAGATAAGAGAATAAAATCATCAGCAGGTTGCGTAGAAGATGAGCTTTAAGTTTAATTCTGACAGGGAACAAATCAGAGCAATCTCTCCTTCTCTTATCGGAGACAACGAACTCACTATTAGAGGTGGGGTTGGATCTAATGAGAGGGAGATTCTTAGAACGCTACTTGACCCAGGAACCAGTCTACCTCGCGTTGGTATCAACCGAACTGGTCAAAGAATTGATACTATTTCTGTAACCAACCCAGGTGGAGGTTACACTGATATCCCGACAGTTACTGTTGCGCCTCCTCCAGCTGGTGGTCTTCAAGCGTTTGCGTCTGCTCAGATTTCTGAAGGTAGACTTGTTGGTGTTGTTATTGATAATCCTGGTGCTGGTTATGCAGATGCTCCTGCTGTAAGTATCAGTGGTGGAAATGGTGTAGGTGCTGCTGCAACTGCATTTCTAGACACCGTTGACTTTGAACTTGACATTAATGGTGCTATCAGAACATCTACGTCTATCATTTCTGATACTGCGCGAATTCTAAACCTAGACATTGAAAACTTAGTTACTCCTGACGCACAATACAGAGCACCAAACCTCAAAACATTCATTAACAACACAGGTATCCCTTGGGCGCGTGACACATTTATCCAGAAGAATACTTTTGTATATCGCGGACCTAATGTTTATCAGTCACTGAATGAAGGAACCACTGATGCAAATCCACTGAATCCTCCTCTTCATACTGATGGTATTGTATTGAATGGTAACGACCTGGAGGATGCTGTTCCAGGTGTTCTGTTTAAACACATTGGTTTCCGTGTATCAAACCCCAACGAAGTTTACTACAACGAAACTGGCGAAGCTGGTATCTATCCAAGATCTATCACACCTCTCTTGGGTGATAAGTCTGACAAGATTGCAACTACAGAATACGTCCTCAATCTAGCAACGAATGACGTTGGTGGTCGTATCTATGTTTCGCAGCAGATTGGTAACGACGAGAATGATGGTCGTTCTGCTGTCAACCCAGTTAGAACCATTAAAAGAGCATGTCAATTGGCATGGGCAACTCCTGGAGTCAAGGAGTCGATCATCGTTTCTGGTGGTGACTATGTAGAAGATAACCCCATTTCAATTCCACCTGATGCATCCGTTGTTGGTGACAACCTGCGTCTGGTTATCATTAGACCAAATAACCCAAGAAAGCACATCTTCAAGTTCGGTGACAAGAACTATGTCATCGGTGTAACTTATAGAGACTATGTTGACTCGGATGGAGATGAGCAGCATACCTGGGACTTTGCTATGGTCTTTGACGATAAGCAAAGAGTTACTTATGACTACGATGTCAATGGAGACTTTGGAACTAGTTTCCCAATTGGTCACCAAGTTTTTGGTGAGCAAATTTTTAGAGCAACTTTCCAGTCAAACGCTGGTCTACAAAATCTAACTGCTAACCAAACACTAAGAGGTGAAAATGCTGGTGGTCTGATTTCTACTAGAAATGTAAACTTTAATTTAACGTCAGGACCATCTGCATATCTAACAGGAACATTTGATTTTGTTGTAACCAATGGTTCTATTTCAACTGGTGAAACACTATTCTTTGCTGGTAGCGGCACACAAAGATTCCAGATCAATACTGCATACGATCTAAATGATCTTGTATGGACTGAAGATCATCTATATCAAGTAACAGTTGCTGGAACATCTGGAACAACCAACCCAACACATGATGCTGGTGCTGTGACAAATGGAACAGCTGAGTTTACATATTTGAGAGATACTTACTCACTAGTAACCACTGATATTATCTCAATTCGAGCTGAGGGTGAGGTTGTCTTTGAAGACACTGATATTGTGTCTGTTCTTCCTATTTCTCGCATCGACTTCTCTCAGCAAGGAACTGATGCAGTCGCTACTGGTGGTTTTGGAGACTATGGAACTCCAGAAGATCTCGGTGGTATTATCTTCTATACCAACCCACTGGTAGAAGATGATAACATTCATGACTACAAAGAAGGTCAGATGATCGAGATTACTGGTATGCCTACCAGCGCACCAGATCTATCTGCTTTGAATGGTAAGCAAAGAATCTATAAGGTCATCGAAGATCCTGATGGCAGATCAAGAAGATTTGTTATTCCTAAGAAGTATCCATCACTAACAAACGACAACTTCACAGGATTCTCTCTTGATGCTTCTGTTAAGTCATATTCTAAGTCAGTAACTTTCTCACTTCTAAACTCTCCATTTAAATTTAATGAAGCAACTCCTGTTGCAAGGAGATTCCAAGATGCTGGTCTGCAAATCAAGAACAATAGAGAATTTATTGCAGATGAAGTAGTTGGTCGCATTAATGATGAATTCAAGAAAGATTACTTCGCTGTTTATGACATTGGTGGAACACCATCTACAACACTAACACCATCAAACGTAACTTATGATCCTGCAACTGGTGTTGCAACATTCACTGTTACGAGTCACGGTCTCTCTAATGGAGATGGTGTAAGAATCATTGATGAATCTATTACGTTCACTTGTGCCATGGATGGTAACAAGACTGAACACTCGTATCCAGATTCTCATCATTACTCTAGTGGCAAGTCTCTTCCTGTTGAAAACGCTACTACAAATACATTTGAACTTAACGTTGGTGTATCTGGTCCTGACCAGCAGTTTACTCCTATTGCAGCGTCATATAACCCCGCTACAGGTGATCTAGTCCTAGACTTGGATACTGCTCATGGTCTCTCTGTAGGTGAAGGTATTGTCATTGACGACAACTCATTGTCCTTCACTTGCTCGATGGACAATTATGATTCTGTCAAGACATATCCACGTCCAGGTATTGATCCTTATGCTGGTAGATCAATTCCTATCACAGCAGTTCCATCTGATACCGAGATCACACTAAACGTTGGTATTTCTGGTCCAAATAAAACATTCACCCCAACTGATGCAACATATGATCCTGTAACTGGTGACCTGACTGTCACTGTGGGTCAGCATGGTCTTGGAGTCGGTCGTGGTATTGTTATTGAGAACAATTCATTCACATTTACATGTGCAACAGATGGCAACGTAGAAGAGAAGACTTATCCACGTTCTGGTCAGGACCCATATGCAGATGGTAAGTCTATCCCCATTACTGCAGTTGGAAGCACATCACATACCGTAACTGATGCAACCTATAACCCAGTTACTGGCGTAGTCGAACTGACTATTCCAAGTCATGGATTTACTCAAGGTGACTACATTAAACTAGATGATCTTTCGCTGGTCTTCTCTTGTGAACTAGATGGCAACGTAACTAATAAATCATATCCCCGTGCTGGATATGATTATCCATCTGGTCGCTGGTTGGAGATTAGCGAAGTAGCAGCAAATACATTTAGAATTGATATCGGACCTTCGTCCTATACTGGCGCACATACTTTTGTGAGTGCAGTTGCCAATGGTCTAGATCGTCAAGATGGAACATTTACTGTTAATGTTGGTGCAATTTCAAGTCCTTCTGATCAGTCTGCACATACATTTGTAAGTGCTGAAACTAACGCGATCAGACATAATCCACAGTCTGCTCATACTTTCCAAGGTGCAACTTCCAATGCAATCAAGCATCTACCACAGTCTGCACATACATTCATTAGATCTGCTCAGGACTCACTAGTTGTAGGTGGTTCTGAATTCAAGATCTACTTGGGAACCTCTAGATTCATCCATGAATATGTAAGCGGAGGAACCGTTACATTCGGAGGAACTACAGCAAACATCACAAACTTTGTTTACGATAATGTTATCACTGGAACTGCTGTCGTTTCGATGGATCAGTCTTTGGGAGCACTAGCAGAAGATGATATCGTCCAGATTGCAGATATTACGCTGCGTTGTGTTGTAGATGGAGTAACTACAGAAAAAACTTATCCAAGTTTCAATATTCCAGTTAGTGATGACAAGTGCCGTAGAGACATCAGACACTTCCTCAATGCACTAGTAGAAGACCTTGAGTTTGGAAGCAACAACAATATTGTTTCTGCAGCAAGAAGATATGTAGATGGAACAAACACTCAAATTGATTTTGTTGATAACGAGATCATTCAAACTGTTCGTGCTATTGAGTATGCTAGAGAACTGGCAACCTATGCTATGAGCAAATGGAGAACTGGAAACAGAACTCCAACAGATCCTGTCTACACACCTCAGTATTCTACTCTACCAAGATATTTTGATGACACCATCATTGATGATGGACAATCACCTGCTTGTGCTAACGTAGCATCTGCTATTGATACCCTATCGTATCTGTTTGTTGATGTTCTAGCAAATGATTCTTCTGGAACTGTTCTAGATGCTGCATATCTGATCGCTAGAAATAGACATCATATTGCAGATGAAGCATACAACCTTGCTGTTGCTAATTATCCATCTCTTGGTCTCATTAATATTGATGAGCGTAAGTGTCGTAGAGACATCAACTTCATCCTTAGTGGATGGATTAGAGACCTTGTTCTCGGAGGAAACTCTGGCACAGTAACTAATGCTGAAGCATACTTCAACGGTGGTCAACTTGCTGGCATTCCACAATCAGAACTTGGTGCAACTCTGTTTGCTTTTGAAAAGACCAGAGATCTAGCAATCGCAGCAATGCGTGGTTGGAAGACTGCTGCAGGAACTGCATATCCTGCTGCTACATACACACCAATCCCAAGATTTACTGATGCTACTATTCTTGCTGATCCTAATGGAAACCCACTATGTGCTGACGTAGAAGCAAGTATCACAACTCTACATGCTCTACTAGAAGATATTCTAGATGGCACGATTGCTCCTGGTGCTACAGAGAAAAATACAGGAACTCTATTTGATATTGCTGGCATAATCAATTATGCAGATAGCGTTATCACTGATGCCAGAGGAAATGTCATCACCGTTAAAGGAACCTACGATGACTTCCCAATCATCGAAGCATCTCCATACACCCAGAACTCTTCTATCATCTCAAGACTTGGTGGTAGTGGTGCTCTGATTGATGGTTCTAAGGTCAAACAACCTAACTGCCCAAGAGCAGGTCTTACTCAGCAGGGAGAAGCGAAGTTCCCCAACCAGGGTAAGTCGATGGTTGCATCTGCCTTCACGATTGTTTCTGAAGGTGGTATTGGTTATAAGATCATTGAAGATGGTTATACTCAGTTGGTTTCTGTCTTCTGTATTTTCTGTGAAGATGGTGTTCTTTCTGAGACTGGTGGTTATGCATCTATCACCAACTCTGCTACAAACTTTGGTATCTATGCGCTTAGAGCAACTGGATTCAGAAGAGAAGCATATGAGTTTGACGTTGCTACTATCACCAACGTATCATCTACTCCAACAGGAAGAACTATCTTTAGTGTTAGTGGTCTCGGAAGAGAACCACTTGAGCACTATGTTGTCAAGATTGATGGTTATGAGAATGCCAATCCAGACATCGAATACTTTGTTGATGTTGTAGAAGGCGTTACCGTTGGTCCTCCTTTCTCTGCTCAGATTACTCTTGAATCTGGTTCTGGTGGTAGCGCAGAATTTAGAGATCTTTCTACCAATGCTATCGTCAGTCTTGCATCTCTGGTTGGAGAAACGGTCAGACTGCACAGACCATCTATCGTTAACTCCTCCTCACACACCTGGGAATATGCTGGTTCTGGAACCAGTTATCTTGCTCTACCTGAGAACGGTGGTGTTAAGGTTGAGGCAAACGAACAAGTCTCCGAGAACTATGGTAGAACATACGTTTCTGGAACTGACGAACTTGGTGACTTCAAGGTTGGAACGTTCGCAAGAATTGAAAACAGAACTGGTAACATCACCTTTACTGGAACGGTTACCATCTCGGAAGTTGAATTCTTGAAACTGAAAGGTGGCGACGTTGTTGTTACTGGTTTCGACAACAGCAACACACTGGGTGGTGCTAACACCAGTGACTCCAAACTGCCAACTCAGAAAGCAGTTAAGGACTTCATCACTAACAACCTCGGTCCTTTCATCAACAAACCATACTCTACGAACCCAGTTCCCAGAGCACTGGTTGAACTTACTGACTCTGGTAAGATCTCCGAAGATCAGATTCCACCCCTACGTCCTTTCCAAGTCTATACTGTAGGACCAGGAGAAAGAACTTCAGTTGAAGGAGCACTTGCTGGCGACATTGCAATTGAGCAATCCACCCCACCACAGTCTTTCATTCTGAACAATGATAATGATAGTCTGTTCCTAGGATTCCCTGTTGATTCTACCCTATCATTTACTATTGGAGATATCTTCACTGGTGATTTGTCTGGAGGTAAGATCCAAGCAACTGAATACAGAACTGGTGTTCTTTATCAAATCAACCTAACCGATTCTGGTTCTGGTTATATTACTCCACCTGTTGTTACGATTGCTGGAACTACTCAATCAGGTGGTGTTCAAGCAGCTGCTACTACTCAAATCGCTAATGGTCAGGTTGTCCTGATTGAAATTGTAGACTTCAATGGTTTCATTGGTGGTAAAGGATATACCTCACCACCTACCATTACTATCGCTGCTCCTGCTGGATCAGGAACACAAGCAACCGCTGTTGGTTTGATTGAAAGTAGACTTTATGGTGATATTGTCAACAACATCAAGATTACTGAAACTGATGATATTCAGTCAAGTGATCTTCCCGCAGAGACCGTTAATATCACTCGTGTTGTTAACACATCTGGTAGCAACACACTCAACTGGATTTCACTATCATCTGATAGCATCTCCGCAAACCAGATTACATCTGGTATTATCTCAACTGCACGTCTTGCATCCAACGCATCTGGAGAAACCAGTGCTGCTAACTCCTTCACCTTCCTAAGAGGTGACCAAGCATACGCACCTGCAGTTCAAACACTGAAAGGACCTGAAACAAGATACTTCGGTATTCTTAAAACAACAGCTTCTACTAACGCATCTCAGTTGGTATTTGAAGGATCAACTCAGTTTGGTCTGGGTCATGAAGTCAGAAATAATGTAGTAGGTATTCAAGCAGATACCAATATTGATGGCATTCTAACAGAAAATGGAGAGACGACAGTTAGTATTGATAAATTCCTAACTGCAACTCTACCTGCTGGAACAGTTATTGAATTTGATAGAGGTCGTTCACCACTCACATTTGAATCTTCACAGACTCAAGGTGAATTTGTTGAGGCGATCGTTATTCAGAATGGTGGTAGTGGTTATGATAATGGTCCATTCTTCAACGTTGCTATCGGCGGTGGAAATGGAACTGGACTGAGAGCAAATATCTTCACGACCAATGGTTCAGTTACTGGTGTAACTATCGTTTCTGGTGGTGAAGGATATGGTCAGAACACTGAACTTCAAAGTGTTGACTTCATTTGCGACATTCCATCTGAACTCGGAACTAATGGAACTGGTCTAGTTCTTCTTGCAAAAGTTACTACTGTTCTTAGACAGTATGCTAATGTTTCTATTGACATCGACAGAGTTACTAACCAAACTCTAAATGAAGATGCTTTCGGAACACTTGGTGTTGCTAGATTTAAGAAATCTCAGTTTGTCATTGGACAGTCTGGAAATGGTTCTGTAGAAATTAACACTGGACCTGACTCTGGTCTTGATGCTGATACACTTGACGGCGCACAGGGTGCGTTCTACTTGAACGCTGGTAACCTGAATGCTGGTTTCCTTAAGATTGAAAGACTTTCTGGAACCTATAACATTGGAATTTCTGGTAGATCTGGTTCTACCATTAAACTAATCACATCAACCAACTCTCCAACTGGTAACCTAGCACCTAACGAATTCAGTGAAGGTGTCATTTGTGATACCAAGAACAACACTGCTGATGGTCTGTTTGACGGTGGCACACGTCACATGGTCATGACCTTTAGAGCAGGTGGTTCTGACTTCGATGCTACATTTGGTGGTGTCAGACAACTTGCAATCACGGATGGAACTCCTCTAAACGGTGGCAACCTGTGGTTGCGTGGTTCTCATACAAGTCCTGCTAACGCATTTGGTGGTTGGAATCTTATCTGGCATTCCGAAAATGATGGTGTTGGATCAGGACTAGATGCTGACCGTTTGGATTCAAGACAGGGTTCATGGTATCAAAATGCTGTTAACATGAACGAAGGAATTCTTGCTAATAACAGAATTCCTGTTCATCAGACAGCAAGAGATTTCAATGAAAAGATTAGAATCGTAGATTGGACTGGAACTCCTAGATACCAAATCCTAATTCGCGATGAACTTCTTGGTGGTTCTGCTCCATTCCTTCCTGGTGAAACTGTAAACCTATATGATGCAGGAGACAATGGTGTTGGTTCTATCTCCATCTCTAAAGTAACTCCTTATCAGGATGTAAATGATGCTTCCAATAACTTCACGATTCTTGTTGGTAGTTTGACCACTGGTGATTTCGTTGATGCTAACGGAAACACTATCGCTAAGTTTATTGGAACTGGCGGTGTTGCAAACGCATACGAATTCCAAGACTGGAGTATCTCCAACCTAGATGATAATGCTGATGGAGATGTAGATGGAACGTTTGAAGTCATCGACATGATTTCTGACGGTGGTAATGCCAGACTGAAACTAGGCAGAATTGATGGTCAGCAGTCATCTGATCCATCGATCTACTTCAGATCTTCACAATCACCTGCAACTAACTACAACTCAGCACTCATCGCATCTGGTGGTAATGCTGGTGACGGTAGTGGTTCTCTAGAACTGAAAGTTGCTAATGAGTATGCTTTCACTATCAATGGCAACTACTTCTGGAACCAAGCAAACATTGAGTTCCATACTGCTAATATTGCACCTACAACTAATCAGCAAGGTGATATCACTGTAAGATCTGGCGTAATGCGAGATGTTAACGGTAACTTTGAAGCAGGAGTAATTACAGCAGACTTGACTGGTGCTGCTTCAGAAAACGTTCTGAAGGCAGGCGACACCATGTCTGGTTCTTTGACAATTGGTGGTGTTACTGCTGCTAACCAGGCACTAGAAGTTTCTGGTAGAGCAGACTTCCTGAGCAACATTACTGTTGCTGCTAACTTGGCAGTTGATGGTGATACTCTATTTGTGGATACTTCTAAAGAATCTGTCGGTATCAACGTTGGAACTACTCTAACAACTGGTATTGGTCTCGATATTCTCGGTGGAGCAGTTGCTGCTCTAAGACTGAGTGGTCCTGATAACCCAACTGGACACCAACTTCTAATTGATGGTTCTAGAAATTCTTATTATGATGATGCCAACCATGCGATGATGTTCATCTCGTCTGGTGCAGCAGTAAGCACACATCCTGGCGAAGGCGCACACTGGATCTTCAACGGTAGAGCATCTAATAGAGACTTCATTTTCCGCAACAACTCCAACAACAAACTAACCATTCAAGGTGATGGTGGTCTCAAGATTGAGAACAGCGGAACCAATAATGGTCTTGAAGTTGACAACATGATTGTTGGCATCGCAGGTCTGACACTTGGAACTACTGCCAATAACGATGAAGCTCCAATCTACTTCCTAGGAAACACTGGTGGTCTCGTAGGTGGTGGTCCTGACCAGTTGAGCAACTTCCGTATGGGTAACGGTATCATTAGTGGAGACATCTTTGAGATTACCGCTAATGATGGAAGTGTTGGTGCTACTTCTTGGAAGGCAACCCCAGCACTTGCTATCCAAGGAACCAACAACAGAGTTGCTATCAACACTGATTCGTTCCAAGGCAATGATCCCGAAGACAACACCCTCAGAACTTACACTCTAAATATTGAGGGTGATGTCAACTTCAACGGAACTCTATACCAGAATAACGGCGAGTTCGTTACTTCTCGTTGGACTGAAGCACCTAACGAAGCAGATATCTACAGACCATCGTTTGTTGGTATTAACTTCCAGAGTGATAGAGATCCAGAAGAAGCACTAGAAGTTGAAGGTAACATTGAAGTCAGTGGAAACCTACAAATCAATGGAGATGTTCAGTGGCTTGATACTTACGGTGTCATCAGAACAACTCGTCAAACGATTGATCAGGACATTACGGTCCCCAACTCAACCAACGCATTAAGTCACGGTATTGTTAATATAAATAATAGCAGGACTGTTACAGTTGGTGCTGGAGCAATCTGGACAATTGTATAAACTTTTTTCTTACTAATATGTCTGAACTAAGAGTAAATAGTATTAGATCTGTCAGTGGTAGTAGTTCTATTGCTATCGGAAATGATGGATCACTTGATGTCCCTGGTGGACTAACCGTTGCAGGTAAAGATGTTAGTGGTGGAGGACTAGAATCTGGTCCTTCATCCGAAAGACCTACTGCTGCGCCCAATGTTCTCAGATGGAATACTTCTACTGAAGTATTGGAGACATATTTTCCATTCAGCACTAACCAGAGTGATCCTGGTTGGGTTGCTGTTGGAGGAAGAAATCTGCTAGCGAGAGTCATTCGTAATGACGCATGGTCTAGTTGTGATATTAGATGGGGTGAGTCTGATAACCGTAACTCAAAGTATTATGGTTATGAGATTGAAGCAACGTTCTATGAACCATCTTCATCTAACAGAAACATGTATGCTAGATGGATTCGTGGTGATTCTTCAGTTGATAGTGGAAACAATTATAGATGGTCTTATGAGTGGATTCACTCAAATGATGGTATTTCTAGACATAATGCTAGACCAACAACTTACTTCCCAATTTCGACATCAAACAACGGTTCATACCAGTTGAGATCAAACGGTGAGGCAACACTAAGAACATCGATTAAGATGTCTAACTGCCCTAACGCATCTACTGCAGAAAGATGGTCATTCACTGTTCATAGTGGAGGAGACTCCGAGCAGGATGGATTCTACATGGTTGGCGGCGGTGTTTGGAGATGTCCTTATAGAAAGAACTCCAACGCTTATCCACTAAATGGCATCAGATTCTATCTGTCAGGTGGAACAATGAGAGGAACCACAGGTCCAAATACTATTATTTCAGTATTCGGAATCTCTGGTTACGAGACAGAAAACATGGGTTACGTTACCGTAGGATAATCAAATGGCAGAACTAAGACCAATTACAAGAGAAGAAAAAATCAAGTTCTATAGAGATCTTGGTTATAGCGAAACAGATCAGACTCACATCGAGTCTGATGGTGTTACTAGTAGACCTTGGACAGCAGAAGAATTTGAAGAGTCTGTCTGGTTGTTTTGGTTGCACCCAGATGAGCACGGAAAAGATCTTTCGTATGTTGGAAGACGTAGAGAAGCGTATCCAAATGAAGTAGAGCAACTAGATACTCTATGGAAGATGGTAAATCATCTGATCTCAAAAGGTGTCGATGTTGGTCCTGAAGCTAAAGCTATGGCAGAACAGATCAAACAAATTAAAACTTCGATTCCAAAATATTCTAAACCTGCGTGATATAATAGAAACAACTGAGTTAAATTATGGCACTTGATAATATTTTTTCTACCCCTTTGGGTAGATATGAGATTTTGTCTGGAAGCGATCAGATGACATCTGATCTAGCAAAACGTCTCTATGAAATCGAAGAAGAGTTTAGTGGAGATTATGATCCATATTCTCTAAAAGGGAAGTCTGCATTTCACTCACCAGCAAACTTGGTGTTTGGTGATGATAAAACTTCTGTTGCTTTGCGACGCATGATTTTTGATGTGTGTCGTCTGTATGCAGATGAGCAAGATATTGCTTTTCCACCAGATCTGTCAGGACTAAAGAAGTTTGATTGTTGGGGTGTTATTCTAAGACAGGGAGACTACTCAACAACACACTCACATCCAGATTGTAAATTTTCTGGAGTATTATATGTGAAAGTTCCTGAGTCTATGTCAGAAGAGGAAGGAAATCTAGTCTTAATTGATCCTAGACCTGGAGCAAGATCTTCTGGTTTGTATGGATCTAGAATTTTCCAAGTAAAACCAGAACAAGGAGTAATGTATTGCTTCCCTAACTGGTTGGAACACTATGTAGAATCACATTCATGTGAGGGAGACCGTATCTCCATCTCATGGAACATCGATTGGTAAGCAAATAAATACAACGTATATCATATATCGCTATGGATCCCGCAACACTTAAGAAAAACTTTGAAGAGCAAATTGCTACTACTGTAAAGCAAATTGGAGAACTCGAAGAGAACCTGAAAAAAGCAAAAGAATATAAAATCAAACTAGAAGGAGGTCTAGAGACTCTAGGACTTCTAGAAGGAGACGCAGATTCGGACGTTCCAGCAGAAGAAGCACCTGCAGAATAACCCTAGTTCCCTGCCTGATAAATACAGGTAGGGACTTTTTGTATCTAGATGCATGGCTTCACCAGCAACAAAGCAAGAATTAATTGATTATTGCAAACGTCAACTGGGTGCTCCAGTGCTGCAGATTAATGTTGCAGACGAGCAAGCAGATGATATCATTGATCAGGCAATTCAGTATTACCACGAATATCATTTCGATGGTGTGGAGAGGATGTATCTCAAGCACAAGTTTACTGCTGACGATGTAACTCGATTTACTGAGTCAGATCAAGATACTACTGCGTCAAATAGTGATGCCTGGGAGAACAGAAACAATTACATCCAAGTCCCTGATGCTGTAATTGGTATCTCCAAAGTATTTGGTGTCTCCTCAAACTTCATGAGGAACAACTTGTTTGGTATGAGCAACCAATACTATCTGATGGATCTGTTTTCATTCTCATCAGGTTCTGCATTTAGTTTTGGTAACTTTGACTTGACCAACTACTTCATGATCAAGCAGCACTTCGAGACTATTGATATGATTATCAATACTGGTGCTTTCATTGAGTATAGATTTAATAAGAGACAAGATCGTCTCTTTATTGATATCGATAAGTCAAGGATTGTAGAGGATCAATATCTACTCATTGATTGTCATCGTTATCTTGATCCTACTGAGTTCACTCAGGTTTATGATGATAGTTTTGTCAAGAAATATGCTACTGCTCTGTTGAAGAGACAGTGGGGACAGAACCTAATCAAGTATAACGCAGTTCAACTTCCTGGTGGTGTCACTCTCAATGGTCGTCAGATCTGGGAAGATGGTAACAATGAAGTGAAGGAACTGGAGTCAAGAATGATGACAGATTACTCACTCCCACCCATGGACATGATCGGATAAGATGCCAACATCACCCTATTTTCCAACATACTACGGCGGCACGACTGGCGAGCAAGGTCTCGTCCAGGATCTTGTGGATGAGCAGATCAAACTGTTCGGCACAGATATCTACTACTTGCCAAGAACTCTCATTACTGATGGGGTCTTAGATGATGTCATCTACAATAAGTTTGAGAGTCAGTTTCAGGTAGAGATGCTTCTACAGAACGTAGAAGGTTTCGGGTCACCATCAGAATTCATTAGCAAGTTCGGACTTCGTATTACCGACGAGGTTCGTTTTGTTGTGTCTCAACGTAGGTGGGAAGAAGCAGCAGATGGTTACACTTTGACTGTTCCTACTCGTCCTAATGAGGGAGACCTACTCTACTTCCCTCTCACACAAGATATCTACGAGATCAAGTTTGTAGAAAGAGAAGATCCATTCTACCAGTTGGGTAAGATCTATTTCTACACCATGACTGCTGAGATCTATGAGTATGGCAGTGACGACATCTCCACAGGTGTTGAGGAGATCGATGTTCTTGAAACTATCATGTCTCCTGCTATCCTCATGTTCATGGATCCTGGTGGTGTTGGTGACTTTACTGTTGGGGAAGAAGTTGTAGGTGATGAGTTCCTTGCTAAGGCAACTGGAACTACAGATGGCGATGCTGTCGATAGCATCACTATTACAGACTCTGGATCACATTACAGTCAATCATTACCACCTACGGTCACTATTTCAGGAGGCGGAGGAAATGGAGCAACAGCCACTGCAACGGTTAGTTCGACTGGTCTTGTTACTGATATCACTATCACTAGTGGGGGTAGTGGGTATACAACTGCTCCTACTGTTACTATTGACTACTCACCTAAAGATAACCGAGCAGAAGTCAAGTCCTGGGATTCCGCCACAAGAAAACTTGAGATCCTTAATAGAACAGGAACCTTCACAACTGCAGAGACCATAACTGGTTTAACGTCAGGTGCCAAGTGGAGTCCTGAGTCTTACGACACTCTAAATAATACCAACAGCGAGTATGATCAAAATCGAGAGATCGAAGATGCCGCTGACAATATTATTGATTGGACTGAGGGTAATCCGTTCGGTGAAGCAGGCAATTTTACAGGTAGCATCTAATGTTAGGGTCACATTTTTATAACGAAATCATTCGTAGAAATATTATTGGGTTTGGAACCCTATTCAATAATATTACTTTGAAGAAGGTTGATCCTTCTGATAATTCTGTATTGGAAGAAGAGAAAGTTCCTTTGGCGTATGGTCCAAAGGCAAAGTTCTTGACTCGCCTAGAACAGAACCCTGATGTTAACAGAAAGATTGCTATTACTTTGCCACGTCTCTATTTTGAGATGACTGGTATTGGGTATGATGCCCAACGCAAAACATCACCTGTCCAAAAGTATAGAACTATTATTCAGGATGATGGCACCGAAGTAAAGGAACAGTATGTTCCTGTGCCATACAACATTGAGTTTGAACTTGGTATCATTGCCAAGTCTCAAGATGATGGTCTGCAGATTCTTGAACAGATTCTACCATACTTTCAACCTGCATTCAATATCACTCTCAACATGATCCCTGACATGAATGAGAAGAAAGATATTGCTATTGTATTGAACAGTGTTCAGTATGATGATGCATGGGATGACACTTTCCTCGAACGTAGATACATTACTTGGACTCTAACTTTTACTTGCAAGTCTTACATCTACGGTCCATTTGATCAATCGAGCGTCATCAAGAAAGCAATTGTATACGAAGGTATCAACGCTGCTGTTCCACAAAGAACTACCAAGGTTACCTATACACCTAAGGCACTCGAAGACAAGAACAACGATGGCGTTATCGATGCTGCTGATGACGCACTGCTGGTATCTACTGACGACTTTGGATTTAATGAAGGCATTGAACTACTATGAGCAAGTTTGAAGATAACATGGAAGACATTTTCGATATCGAAGTTGAATCGACTGACATTGAACCATCAAAACCTAAACCTCCTAAGGAAGAGAAGGACGATCAGACAAAAGACTACGAGTTTACCCGTGGTCAATTATACTCATTGCTCAGCAAGGGTCAGGAGGCGCTAGACGGGGCGTTAGAGGTAGCACAGGAGTCTGGGCACCCCAGAGCGTATGAAGTCGCTGTGAACGCCATGAAGCAGGTAGCAGACGCCACTGATAAACTCATCGATCTTCAGCAGAAGATGAAGAACCTTGAGGCACCCACTAAGAGGGAGACCAACAACACCACGAACAATCTATTTGTTGGTAGCACAGCAGACCTACAGAAAATGCTGAAGCAGATAAATAAGAGTGAAGAGTCAGGAGAGTAATGCTAGTCACACCAATCGGTAAAATTACATCGTTGGATTCTGCTACAGATATTGATGCAGCATATCCTTCTGGCACTGGAGGAGGTATGTTGAATGGTAAAGAAATTCTCCGAGCAAGCATTGTTAAAATTGACAATGCATCAGACAAACCTGTTTGTGCCAGAGTAGTTGTAGTTCAGGCTCTTAATCCTGCCACTGGAGAACCATTCAGTGTTTTCCAACAAAATAATGTAGAGACCTTTAACTATCACGATATTATTATTGCCGCTGGCGAGACTGTCTACATCAGAAAAGACCCCACTTCTACTGACTATGACGATCCCAATGTTCCAACTTATCTAGATCAACCTCTATCTGGTGGCGAAACAATTCAGTTGAGACTTGCTCCAAACCAAACTGCTGGCACTGGATATGTCTATGCTTCCCCCGTTACTGTAGTAGGATAATGTCATTCAACAATTATATCTGGGGAGAAAACTTTGCTCTCAATCTAGCAAGAGGCAAAGTTCGTGGAACTTCCTATGTGGAGAAGTTCGGTAGAAATCCAAGTGTCGCTACAAGTATTGAAACTGTTTGGGATCGTGGTGGTATCTACGAATATCTAACATCTGCTGTGCCAGTTTATGTTTATTCTGCTAATGCCAACGATGGATTGACTGGAACTGGAGCTAGAAAAATAACAGTTCAAGGACTGGATACTGATTTCAATTTGGTTCAGGAAGAAGTTACAGTTAATGGTGCTGCTTCTACACAAACATTCTTGAGAGTTTACAGAGCATTTATTACTGATGCTGGTTCTGATGGATACAATAGAGGTGATGTTGTTATCAGCACCGCAGCATCAGGAGCAGGCACAGTCCTAGCACAAATTGGTGGTGATGGAACTGGAATTAACTATATTGGTTTCGGTCAAACTATGCTAGCTTTGTATACAGTGCCTGCTGGTAAGACAGCATATCTAACACAGTGGACTATTGGAGCAGCAGATTACAATACAGCAACATCTGCTTTCTTGAGAACCAGATTACCAGTTAATGGATTTGTGATGACAACATCAGATACTATGTCAGTATCAGGTGGTTTTCATGTAAAGAACTATTCTATTCCACTAAAGTTTAACGAGAAAGTGGACATTGAGGTTCAGGCATTCAATGGTGCTGGAACTCAAATCAGTTCAACATTCAATCTTATTCTCTTAGATAACTAAGGAGACTAAATATGAAGTCGTTTAAAGATCTCAGGCAGGAACTCAATGAAGCAGCCTGGAGCAGAAAAGAAGGACAGAACAAAAAAGGAGGACTCAACGAAAAGGGACGCAAGTCTTACGAAAGAGAGAATCCTGGATCAGACCTTAAGGCACCAAGCAAGAAGGTTGGAAACCCCCGTAGGAAATCGTTCTGCGCTAGAATGAAAGGAATGAAAGCGAAGCTAACTTCTAAGAAGACTGCTCGCGATCCAGATTCAAGAATTAACAAGTCGTTACGTGCATGGAATTGTTGACATGGCAAAATATGATGCTGATTGGTATAAGAAACTAGCAGAGGGACAGAAGAACTATCCTCTCCCTCTCTACGCTCCGTGGACTAAGGTATACGAGGGCAAGTTTAAAAATCAAGACAAGGACACAAATCGTAGCTAATTGTTACACTATTTTCTCCTACATACCTCTATAATAGGTGTAGCTGGATGTAACACATGTATGGTGCTTACTTAATCCTCATCTTTGTTCTCATCCTCTTCGCTGTAGGG